CCCACGTGCAGGGTGGTGATGTCCAGCCCGGCCGGTGTGGTGATGATGCCGCCCGTCACCGTGAACTCGCCGAGGAACACGCCGTCGCCGATCGCGGCCACCGTCTTGCCTTCGAGGTGCGGGACCGGCCAGTTCGTGAGCGGGCCATTGACGGAGATGTGGCTGTCGAACTTGCCGCGGTCGATGGTCCAGTCAAGGATCTCGATGTAGCGCGTGACAACGCCGTTGATCGTGCGCTTGACCATCGCGTAGGTCACGTCGCGCCCGTCCTTCGGGATCGTCGCCAGGCGCTCGACGTAGCCGTCCGTGAACCCGCTGGCCCATGCAATGGTGTTCTGCTCCCGGTTGAAGGTGAAGGCGTGCAGGCCGCCGCGCTCGGCATTCCCCTCGCCGTCCCTGTTCGTCGCGACCCACAGCACCATGTTCGGCTTCTTCTCGAAGCTGTAGGTGACGACGCCGGAGAGCAGCAGGTGCTCCGAGTAGATCGACACGCTGGCCGAGTCGTACCCATCGACCTGGCCCGGGAACAGCGAACGCAGCTCGGTGCCGCCGCGCTCCACGAAGACGATCTCTTTGCCCACCGTCTGCGGCTTCACGAACGCGGCGCCCCACTCGCTCTGCGTGTCGATCTGCGCATTGGTCTGCGTGATCGGCTTCTCGATGCCGCCGCGTCCTTCCACCTCGCCGCTGTAGCCCAGCATCACGAGCGACTTGTTCGTGGTCATGAACTGGATCGGGTTCACGCGGGTGGAGGCGATCGTCTTGTAGACCGCCGAGTCATCCAGCGTGCCGGGCGTGAAGTCGAAGTAGAGGCCGGAGCGCGAGCCCCAGAAGGACTCCGGAAAGCGCGCCGTGCCACCGAACCAGAGCCGCTGCTGGTAGAAGCACACCGAGCGCGGGTAGCCGTCGTATTGGTTCCACAGCGGAAGCTGCAGCACCCACGTGTCAGTGAGCGCACCGGTCGCGCTGGTGAGTTCGTTGACGATGACGCCGTTCAGAACGGTGCTGGAGACGAACCCGGTCAGCCGAACCAGGCCGCCATTGATGACCACGTAGCCCAGTTCGTCACCGATGCGCCATCCGGGCGACGAGAGCGTCATGGTGACCACCGTGCCGACCGGGCCGGCAGCGCTCGGGGTGAGCGTGGTCATCGGGCTGTCGCCGAGGATCCAGTTCGGGAAGTTGATGGCCGCGACGTTGAAGGCGACCTGCACCGTCGCCGTGACGCTGGTGGCGCTGGTGTAGCCGGTGATGAGCGCCTGGCCGGTGCCCCATGTGACGGTGCGGCCCACGTCGGCCTGCAGGAACACGCCAGCGCTCGCGGTGATGGTCCGGCCGGCGCCTACCGCGGGGCTGCTGATCGTGAGGTTCGCCGCCAGCCGCTCGCCGATCTCCAGCACGGCAGGCGGGTTGAATGGCACGTTGTCGAAGCCCCACACGTTGTCCGAGAACCGGCGCAGGCGCTGCGGGAACTTCGTGCCGGTGACGATGATGAGCGTGTCGCCCGACTGCGCGTAGTCGACCAGCGAGAGATCGGCCGACGTGTACGGCGTGACCAGCTCGTACGGGAACCCGATGGTGGCCTCCACGAGTGCGCCGTTCTTCCACACCCGCATGATCAGGTCGCCGAACTCCAGCACGAACGCATCGTTGCTGGACGAGATGAACGGGATCATGTGGCCCGGCAGCGATGGCACCTTGGCGACCGCGCGGAAGTCCAGCGGCGGGCGGTGCGTGAAGCCGCCCTGCTTCATGATCACCACGTTCTGCAGCAGCTTCGCCGAGGCGTTGAACTTCTCGATGTCGGCCCGCCCCTCCAGCTCCGGCGAGAACTCGCCGGCACTGAAGTTGGACATCAGGACTTGCTGCTTCATCACCAAGCTCCTCGGCTAAGACCGTCGCGAACCTGCAGGAACGGCGAGTCACCGAACTGCTCGTTCTGGTTCTCCTGCCCATCCACCGCCTTGGACACCGCCAGCACGCCATTGCCGCGCGCGTAGAACTTCTGCGCCAAGCTGTCGGCCAGGCTGGTGCTCTTCGTGATCGGGTAGGCCAGGTCCATCTCCATGCGCTTGACCATCACGTTCACGAGGTTCGAATCCCAGTCGCCCTCGGTCGCGTCGGTGAGGTACTGGAGCTGCAGGATGCTGGTGTCGCACAGGATGCGTCCGCCCTCGTAGGCGTAGTCCAGCGGGCAACCACCAGTGCTGACCGCGATGACGCGCAGCAGGTCACCGGGAGGATCGAACCACTTCGTCGGCCCAAACGGCGGCGTGTCGGAGCGCGGCGACAGCACCACGCGCTTCTGCAGGCAGTTCCACGGGTGCCGGCGCAGGATGTCCGCCTTCGCGATCGGGTAGAGGTTGGCGCACAGCGTCGCCCGCTTCGTGCCCTCTTCGAAGTTCGCGATGGCGGCATCACCCAGCAGCATCAGCGCGTTGGAACAGATCGTGACCTTGGTTGCCATCGCCTATCTCCTGTCTCGCCATGAAAAAAGCCGGAGCCATACGGCCCCGGCTCTGAAGCACCACACCCCCAGGATCAGGCCGGCATGTACGGGATTTCGAGGCGGATCGCTTGGTTGGCCGGGATGGCCGCGCCCGCTACGGTGCCGTAGACCTCGGCGTCGGTCAGCAGCACGTACCGCAGGCCGTTGGTCAGCTTCGTGCCAGTGTTGGCTTGGATGGTCTGCGCCGCATTGATCGCGGTCGCGGCCAGCAGCGCCGTCGCGTCGATCGCAACCTTGGTGACCGGGTCGCGCAGACCGACAGCCAGCGTGCACGAGGCCGTGCCGGCGCCGTTGCTCACCGTCAGCGGACACACCAGCCGGGTGCCCTTCTTCAGGCAGATCCCGAAGTTGATGGTGTCGGCGATCGACGCGCCCGCATGCACCAGCGGCATTTCTGCCACGGCCATGAACGAACGCGCCTGCGTGTCTTGGAAGACCTTGCGGTTTGCCGCCGCTTCGGTGGGCAGTCGCCCGAGAACTTCAGCCATTTGATGTGCTCCGGTTGATGGTTCAGGCGATCACAGGAAGGAGATCTCGACGACCTTCTTCTCGTCTTGACGGACGGCCCCGTAGGACGCCCCCATCGAGACTTGCCAGGCGTCCTTCTTGTCGCCGCGCTGGGTGACCTTGCCTTCTTCGTAGCCGCGCCCGAAGTGGATGCCGGACTTGGCGTAGGCGATGGTGAAGTAGTCGGTGGCCACCTTCGTGATGCCGTTGTACGGCACCCAGTTGAAGCCCATCCAGTTTTTCGACACGTCGCCCTCTTGCAGCATCTTGACGGCGAGGAAGTCGGCCGACGTGAGCGTGGTGTCGCTCAGGATGTCTTCCAGCATCTCGTCGTTGTAGAGGATGTACAGCTCTTCGCCCGCGTACTTGTCGGCCTCGTTGCGCCGGAAGATCTTGCGGGTCGTGATCAGCTTGGCCTTGGTGAAGGCCGTGCCGCCGACCGCGACCTTCTGCGTCGCCGGCAGCGCGATCGTGGACGCATCCTTGAGCGTCACCGTGGCGCGCGCCGCCTGATAGATGATGTCGTCGATGCGGCGGTTCTTGCGCGACATCATGTTGCGCATGTAGTCGCCGCCCGTCACCGGGTTGACCAGCATCTTCGGGATGTCGTTGCGGTCCAGCAGGGTGGCGCGGTAGAAGTCGAACATCTGCGCGATGCGGGCCGACTGCGTTTCCAGGGACAGCTCGGTGTCACCGTGGCGGACGGTGTTGGCGTCCAGCAGGGAGCCATCATCGGCCAGGTTGTTGACGGTGAAGGACTCGCCGGTGATCGAGCCGCGGTCCATGACCGTGCCTTGCAGACGAGACTCTTTCTGGCTCGCCTCGATGCGGATGGCGTTGTCCCACTGCGTGACGAACCAATTCGGGATTGCGGACATTTCTGAACTCCAGCAGGTTGAAGATTCAGCCTCTGTTCAGGTTGTCCGACTTGCGGGCCTGCGCTACGGGCGCTGTGACCGGCTTCTCATGTCACAGCACCTCGGGCGGTGTGGATTGTCTGCGTGCCACTGCAGGTCCAATGGCACGCAGTATCTGGAGCGGGGGTGTCGGAATCCAGACTTCCCCCCTGCGGTCACTCCCCGGCGACGCGCTTGTGGTGGGCTTGGACCTGCGCGCTCACGCGGGCGTGGTCCGGGTTCTTCGGGTTCCGGTAGGCGTCGCTCGCCATCAGGGCGTCGATCGTGGTGGCCCCGCCGCCGCTGCCGTCGTTGTTCACCGGCGCCTTGTCCTCGCGCATGTCGCTGCCCATCTTGGCTGCGAACTGCAGGAACG